TTTTATTTTTTTCTTATTAATTTTTTTTTTTAGTGTACCACATTTTAATAGTTTTTTTCGCACATTTATTATATGGAAATTTATTTTTTAATAACCATTTCATGTTTTCAATATTTACATTTTTAATTGCAGTACTAAATACCAATTTATAATACATGAAATTATTTTTTAATAGCCACTGCATGATTAATTACCATTTTCAGCTGCACATGCAAAAGTTTTTTCATTGTATAGAAATTCATTTTCAAGTAGCAACTTTATATTTTCTAGATTTTCATTCAAACATGCGTTCTCAAAAACTTCTACATCATACGCAAATTCATTTTTAAACAACCATTTTATATTTGTTATTTCCCATATTTGGCACATGTACTCATTATTTTTACATGTGATTTTTTTTAATAGTTAGCATCAATATCGGATCATTATCTATTATCTCATTTATTTTTTATTTTTTTTAGATCTTTATTTAATATATTATTATGACATCTTGTTAAATATTTTAGTGTTTCCTTTGATAAATCTTTAGTTATTTTTAACTTAATAAATAAATCATCCATTCCTAATATTTTTATATTTATCAAATACTTAAATTTTTACTATAATTTTTTTTCAACTTTTTTTCGTGGATTTAAATAATCATTTATAATTTCATAATTTTTGTAAGAACGTGAAAACATAACATAATAATATTATATGTCTAAAATTGATTCGGGAAATTCAAATTTAGAATTTTCTTCCATTTTTTCAAGTATATTAATGATGTCATTATCTTTTATTTTATCCAAATTTGATATATTAATTTTTTCAATATTATCACCAAAAAAAGGTTCGGTCGATTCTAATATTTTAATTAGTCTCCATTTGTCATTCCTATCATATTTGTTATTATTTAGTAAATGTGTAACATCATTTTTGATTTGATTGTATTCGTCACGATATATATCTACACTTGTCCAAATATTGTCAGTCAGTCTTACAAAATTAGGATATTTATTCAAAAACACATGAAAATCACACATACATACCTTTTTGTTACTCAACAATAATAACAAGAAATGTTTATCTAATATTATTTTGTCAGATATAGCGTAGATAGTAACATCACCCTTGTAACTATTGAGGATTTTTGCAACTGCAAATGCATCCTCTATTGTCGTAATCATGTAAATAATTTCTAATTTGTTATAGGAAATATCATTTATTTTGCTATTATTCAAGAACATAATTAAATCAATAATATTTTTTACTACTATTATTTTTGATTTCCTTTTTTCCTCAATATTTTTTATTGATTCTTGTAATTTCTTGGCAAGATTATAATGATAATCGTTTTCGTATAATAAATCCATTAGTTCATACATTTTTTTACTAATTGATTTTGAATTTTTAATTCCAAAAGAATCTAAATCTTTAGATGTAAAAAAATAATAATGTCCATGCTTATCTATAAAATTAGATTTTATTTTATTCATATTATATTTTTTTAATATGGATAAAGCAGATATTGTATCATCATCTGATGACAAAATTTCCTTTTCTTTAATAATATCTCGATTGGCTAAAAATTTTACTGGACGTGTTACATTTTCATTTTTGTCTTTATCAAGAATTTCAATTTGTGCATCAAAAGGACTTAATAATGAGTATGACATCATATTAATAGTATCACCATACAGAGAATATATAGTCCCTCCTGATAAAGAATAATATGGAATATACGTATTAATCTTGTTATATAATTTGTGTTCTAATAGTATTTTTATAATAATTCTAATATCAGAATCATAACCTCCTAACATATGTAAAATTAAATCGATATTTTTATTTTCGTACATCCTTTCGAAAAAAAATTCTAGTGATAGAGTAAAATTACTATTAAATATTTGTGGATGTAATTTAGAAAATCTTTTTTTATCAGTTAATAATAATACTTTTGATTGATTTTCGTTTTCGATTTCTTTAATTTTTAAATCAATCTTTTTTTTCCTGATTTGTAATTTTTGATAACATAAAAACACATCAAAAACTGCTGGTGAAAAAATAATTGCTGCAGCTGCACAAATTTTTATGTTTTCGTACATATTATGTTCTTTTCTACTATCGATAATTATCATTCGCTTTAATAGGATAGCAATAATTACTAATTTCAATTTTTTCAGTAAAAGTTGTCAAATTAAAACTAAAATTGATCAAGTTGATTTGTGGTTTTTTAATATGTGTATCTACTAACTTTTTCTTGTCAAGAGATATCATTTTTCCCCTCTTTTTATGATCCTGAATTTAGACATAAAACATGTTTTCAATTTAAAATTTTTGATAATTGGCTTTTAATTAATAAAATTTATATTTTTTGAAACATATATTAGATATAATAATTATAATAATAAATAAAATAAAAATTAATCTAAAATAATCTTTTAATCTTGGATTCATCTGATATTATCATCTTTGATATTTTAATAATATCTTCATCTTCAAGACATTCTAAATTTAATATATTAGCGTTTCGAATATTATCTTCAAAATATGGATCACTTGATTCTAATATTTGTTTTATTTTTTTCTTGTTAGTGGCTTCATATTCACTACTATTAAAAATAAATTCTATATCAGACTTGTATTGCTTTAATATGTCATGATAAAGGCTAATTTCAACGTTTTTTCTCCCATCACAAAAGTTTGGAAATTTAGGTAAAGTGTTGAAAAATATATGATTTTTGTTAAAATAAATCTTTTTGTTACTCAACAATAGTAACAAATAATGTTTACTTATTTTTTCGTTTTCGAAAGTTGGATATATGTTAACACTACCCTTGTAACTTTTCATAATATTAATAATTGTTAATATTCCATATATGTCAGCAAATTGACAAAATATTTCTAATTTATCATAGTTGATATCTTTAGTTTTGATATTATTAAGAAAAATAACAAGATCAAGACATTTTTTTACGACAAAGATTTTAGAACTATTTTTTCTCTCAATATTTTCGATGAATTTTTTAAATTTTGTGTTTTTAGTATTATTAATTCCAAATAATAAATTCATTAGTTCAAATATTTTACTATCAATTGATAGATTTAAATTTTTAATGCCAAAAAAACGAAAATCTTGATAAGTAAAGCCCATATTATGTCCAAATTTTAACATCAAATTTTCCAATATTTTTTCTGAATTGTGATTATCTAATCCTTTTATTTCATTAATTGAATTAATATATAATAATTCATCATCTTTTTCAAAAAGATTATTTTTTATTAAAAATTTACCAGGAAAAAAATCTCCATATTTGTATTGATTATCAATTGGGCTAAGTAATGAGTATGGCGTAATATTAATAGTATCTCCATATAATGAAATATGGGTTCCTGCACTTAAAGCATAATAGGGAACATATACATTTATTTTATTTTTTGATTTATGTTTTGATAACAATTTTATTATGGTATCTACACTATAAAAATCACCCCCTTTTGTATGTAAAATTAAGTCAATATCTTTTTTATCATATATATTATTAAAATTTTTTTCTAAAGATTTGGAATAATCATTATGATATATTTGAGGATGATATTTGTCAAGTTCATCAATATCGGTCAAAATTAGAACTTTAGAATTTTTTCTTTCAATTTCTTTAATTTTTGATTGAATTTTATTTTTTATATTTTTAGAATTAAACATAAAACATATATTTGATTTTAATTTATTTTTTAATTTTATGGTCAGTGAATACAAATCATAACTTTTAATATAACAAATAATTTCAATAGCTGTTGAAAAAATTATTGCTCTTAATATTTGGTCTTTTGTAATTTTTACCATATTTTGAATATAACAACTTTTTCCTAAAACACTTAAGATTTAAAACTTTCAATTTTTTATTATAAGACTAGATTTAATTCCATATTTTATAATTTTCTAATGTTTGATATTTATTTCATTTTTTTAATTAATAATATTACATATTTAATAAATTATTTTAATTTGTTGCAAATATCTAGTTCTTATATTTATAATATTCATAATTAATCATTACTATTTACCATTCTCATAATTGTCAGTTCATTCGCTTGTGAATATGGGAACCCATTTTTAAATAACCATTTTACGGTTTCCCTATTTCTGTAATATACTGCGTGTGCAAATGTATTGCAGTCATATGGAAATTTATTTTCTAGTAACCACTCCATTATTTCTAAGTTTTTATTTCTGGTTGCATAAGTAAATACACTTTCGTTATATGGAAAATTATTTTCTAATAACCATTTCATATTTTCTAAATTTCCATTCCCTGCTGCACGTGCAAAAGTTTCACTGTCATATGGAAATTTATTTTCCAATAACCATTTCATATTTTCTAGATTCCCATTTTTTGCAGCATATGCAAATGTCTTTTCGTCATATGGAAATTTGTTTTCCAATAACCATTTCATATTTTTTAGGTTTCCATTTTCCGCTGTACGCATAAATGTACAAGTATTACATGGCATTTTTTTATTTAATAACCATTTCATATTTTCTAAATTCCCATTCTCTGCTGCACCTTCGAATAAATATTCATTATATGGATAATTATTTTTTAATAGCCATTTCATGTTTTCCAACTTTCCGAATTTTGCACATAATATAAATATTTTGTAATAATAATAAATTAAATTCTTTTTCATATAAACCATTAATTTTGGATCGTATATAATTATCGTACACATATTTGTTTCCTGTGAGTTCCCATTTAATAATTTTGTGTGACTACTTGTTAGATATTTTAATATGATTTTTGACAAATCATTAATTATTTTTAATTTTACAAATAAATCTTCCATTTTCATACATACTTTTATACTTTTTTTTTAAATCTTTCAAATTTCATTTTTTTTTTGCACGCTTTAATAACAAAATTACACAATTTTGATATTATATAATTTTTTCACTATTATATTTAATCACAAATTATATCATTCTGTAATTCAGCGCGTAATTTTGTTATTATGTCAATTTATTTATTAATTTTATTAATTTATACACTTTAATAACAGAATTATGTAATTTTGATATTACCTATTTTTTTTCACCATTATATTTAATCACAAAAATTATATCATTCTGTAATTCAGTGCGTAATTTCTAAATACGATGCATTTAAAAAATAATTGGTAATTTGATCAAGATGATATTCAGAATATTTACAAAAAGTCAACTAGACTTATTAAATAAAAAATTAGAAATATTTATAAAAAATAAAAATACAAAAAAAAAAAGAAGAATATAAAAAATAAAAATGGACGATTTATTTGTGAAACTTAAAATAATAAAAGATTTACAAAAATAATAACGAGATATTTAACAAAAAGTCACAATAATTTATTAACATATCAAAAAATATCGATATGGAAGAAATAATTAGATATGATTCGAAATTAATGGTAACCATAAAAGAAAAACAAGACAAAAACAGATTATGTGTGAAATATGTGCGAATTATGACAAATTAGAAACCATAAATTGGCTATTCAAAAGTAAATTTCGAAGGTGGAAGAATGATATTTGTGTATGTGTCAAGAATGGAAATTTAGAAATTATTAAATGATTATTGGAAAATGATTTTCCTTATTATGAATCTACATTTGAATATGCCGCTAAAAATGGAAATTTTGAAAATATAAAATGGTTATTCGAAAATAAATTTCCTTATGCTGAATATACATTTTCATATGCAGCCAAAAAAATGAAAATTTAGAAAACATGAAATGGCTATTAGAACATAAGTTTCCATATAATAAAATAACATTTGAATATGCGACTAAAAATGGAAATTTAGAAAATATCAAATGGTCATTTGAAAATAAATTTCCATATGATAAGAAAACATTTTCATCAGTAACTTATTATGGAAAATTATAAGTTATGAAATGGTTATTTGAAAATGGATTTCTCTATGATGAAGAAACATTTTTTAATGCGGTCTTTAATGGAAGTTTTGAAAAGACTGCTGAAAGTAGAAATTTTGAAATAATGAAATGGCTAATGGAAAAAAAAATTTTCCTATAATTATAAAATATTTGCAGCTCTAATTAGAAACGAAATTGTGAAAGTTATTTTTTGGTTTTTAAATAATATTTTACCACATGATGAAAAATCATTTAAACAACTAGAAAAAAAGATTCTATTGAAGGTATTGGGGAGTTATTAAACAATTGTAGATCATTAATAGAATCCATCCATACGACAAATATCTGAATAAAAAAATAAAACAATTTGAATTATTATATGAACAGGTTATAAACAAATACGCCACAAGTAATCTATCTAACAGAAAAAAAAATAAAAAAAAAATATATTTAATCTTGATAAAATAATCTTTTCAACATTATATATAATCACAAAATTATATTATTTTTTGATTCAGCAAACAATTTTCTAAATTATATTAAAATATAATTACAGTCAACCCTTGTTTAAGATGCGACTTTCGTTCCGAAAAAAAAATAGAAATCGTACTCTAAACAATTTGCGTCTTTTTATATTCTCTATTTACATTTTTTATTTGAATAAATTTAGACGTTTAATTATTGTTTTATATTATTTTAATTCGAAAAATATTTTCTAAAAATATATATAGATACTAATATTTAAAAATAATTATTAAAATTTACATTCTTCTTTTAAATGTTTGTATAATAATTCCAATTCATCATATTTTTTTCCTTTATTATAATTCTAATGTTGGTTTTGAAATTATTATAGTCTAACATAATATCATTGTATTTCTTTTTATTTTTGTTTTCGACTCCTTAATTTAATATTTTGTCCTGATTCGCAATTTATTATTTCATCAATATTCTTTTCTAATATTTCATTGTCATTTTCCACATCTATATATTCATTATCCTTCATGTCTATATTTGTAAAAACAATATTTCCAAATTATTTTAAAAATATAAAATTAAAAACAAAAGAAATTAAAATAGTCGATCGAAAAGATCAAACATAATTTAATAAAATAATAATTATTATTATTTTTATCGAATTTCATAATTGAAAAATGTATGTCATAAATAT